GTCCCGTCCGCGTCGATCTTCGCCACCACGGCGGAGCCTTGCGCGATCTCCACGACGCCCGAGGGGCGGAGCGTGATGCGCGCGGCGTCCTCGTCGCTCCCGAGCACCACGGCCCCGTCCGTCGCCGCGAGAGCGCCCTCTGGCCCGGTGGCGTGTGCCGCGCGCGTGAGCGACCGCGAGGACACGTAGAGGCCGGGGAGCGCCACACACGACCCGAGGTGATGGCGGCGGAGGTCCTCGGGGTCTGCGACGCCGCCGTCGCCCACGAGCCACGCGCCGGGGCTCCCCTCGAGCGGGAGGAGGAGCACGGTGTCACCGGGGACCAGCGCGGCGGTGAGGGACCACGCGCCGACGCGAGGCCAGAGCACGCGCACCGCGGGGACCACGGGCGCGTCTTCGAACACCACCGAGCCGTCCGGTTGCGTGACCACCGAGCGGAGGAGGGGGAGGACGTCCGCGGTCTGCGTCGCGGCGTCGTACCGCTCGATGCGGCCGGGCATCGGCCCGCGGATCGTCTGCGCGGTGCGTTCGCGCGTCGCGTCGAGGAGGTCGAGGAGGTCGGGGGCGTAGGGGCGCGCGGTCATGTGCGGGGCTCCCGGAGCTGGAGGTTCGCGTACCACGGGGAGCCGTGTGTCTCCCCTTCGAACTCCACCTCCTCCACCCTGTAGACGCCGCTCACGGTCGAGGCGCGGAGGTCCACGAGGCGCCCGGGCTGGAGGTCGGGTTGAATGATCGCGGTCGCGCTCACCACGCGGCCCTTCCCGATCTTCGGGGAGCCCACGAGGCCCGTCGAGGGCGAGAGCACCACGGCGGAGCGTTGCAGCGCGCGCCCCCGCGGGAGGACCTGGAGGAGCCCGTCTTGGATGCTCCATTCGAAGTCGGGTGCGAGGAGCGATGTCAGCTCCTCCGCCGCGAGGCCTTGAAGGGTGGTGCCGGTGGCGAAGGTTCGGGAGGAGGAGGCGAGCGCGTCGAGGGCGTTGCCGCGGCCCACCCCGAGGGAGTCCGCGCACGCGGCCACCACGTCCGCGAGGCGCGTCCCCGGCGCGAACGATCGCACCGCGCGGGCCGTGTGGAGGCTGTACTCCCCGTCGCCCGCGGTGACACGCACGGTCCACTCCGTCCCCGCGCGCTCCACCTCCACCTTCCGCGAGTCGCCGCGGAAGAGCATCGAGAGGCCCGAGGTCGCGTGACCGGCCTGCACCTCCACGAGGGCGCGCCGCAGGCCGCGAAGCTCTGCGCGGTGGTCCTCGTTGAGGTTGTACACCGTGAGCTCGCACGTCCCCGCGCGCGCCCTCGTGGTGCGCTTGATCTTGAACTCCGTCGCGAGCCCGTCGAGGACCAGCGTCCCCACCTGAACGCGCGCGCGGCGACCGAAGAGCTCCACGGTCAGAGCGTCTCCCCGGCCGCGAGGTACACGAGCACGTGACGCGCCCCGAGGCTCGCGAAGCTCGGGTCCTCGGGCTCGCGCGTGTCGCTCGCGAGCGTGTCCACCACCACCAGCTCCCCGGCCGGACGGCGCGCGTCGCGCACCTCGCGGAGGAGGGGAAAGCCCGTCGAGAGGCGGCGCCCCGTGGCGATCGTCGCGCCGTCTTGATCCGCGAGGGTGAGGCTCCACGAGCCGTCCCTCTGGGACCAGTCGAAGGTGAGGAGGTAGTCCCGGCCGTCGAGGGTGGTGCGCTGCGTCCAGTGCGAGACGCCGTCAGGGGCGCATGGGAGTTCGGTCATGGGAGGAGGCTCCTCGCGCTGTCGAGGGACCGGGCCAGCGTGGAGCGCCGGTCCGTCGGTCGCGCCGGTTGCGCGCCGCGCTGGCGTGCGTTCTGGCCTCGACGCTGCGCGGGTTCGGGCACCGAGGCGCGCGAGGTCGAGACCTTGCGGACGCGCGTCATGTCGAGGGTGAGCGCGAGCACGCCCGAGGTCTCCGCCGCGCGGTCCACGCGGTAGCGCGTCACCGCGAGGTCCGTGGTGGTGCGGAGGCTCGTGGTCACGGTGAGGAGCGTGGAGGCCTCCACGACGGCGGAGAGGAGCGCGTCCACCACGCGGCGACGGTCGAGGGCCGTGTCCCACTGGAGGACGGAGAGGGTCACGCCGCGCGAGGTCGCCGCGCGCACCGAGCCGGTGAGCGGCGCTGCCACGTCCGCGCGCGGCACCACGAGGGGCGCGAGCGCGACCCACCCTTCGAGGGTGAGCGTGGGGTTGCCGGGGCGCACGTGATCGCTCACGGGGGCGCCGACCTCTACGGGATGCTCCGTGACCTCCGCGGTGGCCTCGTGGGCCTCGGTGTTGGTCACGTCCAGCTCCACGAGCACCGTGGCGCCGCTCGCGTCGGTCCATTCGATCAACGTGCGCATCTCACTCCTCCGCGCCAGAGAGCGGGTGCGCTGCGTCGTGCGCCGCGCGCTCGCGCTCGGTGATGAGTCGCACCGCGTGACGCGCCGCGGCCTCGGGGTCTGCGACGCCGGTCACGTTCACGGCGCCGGGCGAGATGGTCACGTTGCGCTGGTGGGTCACCGACGCAGGGCCGGGGACGCGCGGGGTCACGACCGGGGGCGCCGCCGCGCGAACCGCTCCACCTCCTCCTCCGCCGAACACGCCGCGCCACTCCTCCGCCCACGCGCGCGGGTTCACGAGGTCGCGCATGAAGGTCCCGGCGGAGGCCGCGTCGCCCGGCTGTGTGGTCACCGCGTCGAGCGCGCGCCCGGTCGCAGACCGCACCGCGCCGAGGAGGCGCTCCACGCGGCCCGCGATTGCGTCGATGGGGACGCCCACGCTTCGAAGCGCGTCGAGGATGGCCGTCACCATCGCGTCCACCGAGGCGCGCGCGCCCGTGGTCCACGCGGTCCATCGAGCTCCGAGCGCTTCGAGGGCGCTCCCGGCCTGCACCGAGAAGTCCGCGAGCGCCGCGCCCACGTCGTGGACCACGGCGGTGACGCCCTCCCACGCGAGGCGGAGCTCCGTGACAAACCGCTGTTGCGTCCCGAGGCCACCAAGCGAATCGAGGAGGCGCCCGATCGCGCTGTCGCCGCCCTCGAAGAGGGTCACGAGGTCATCCACCGCGAGCGCGAGGAGCGCGACGACGCCCGCGACCTTGCCCAGGCGGAGGAGGACGGGACCCCACTTCGCGGCGAACTGCACCCCGGCGAGGGCGCCCGCGGCACCGAGCGCGATCATCACCACGCGGAGGGTGTTCGTGTCGCGCGTCATCCTCACGAGCCACGCCGCGGCCTTCGTGCCGTTGGTGGTGAGCCACGTGAGGGCGGGGAGGAGCTGCACCGCGATCACCGAGCGGAGGGCCTGCGACGCCACGCGCTGCCGGTCCATCGCATCGCCGTAGGCGCCCGCCGCCTCGATGGCCTCGGGGAGCACACCGCCCCCGAGCTCCGCCACCTCCGCGCGAAGCGCCGCGAGGCCCCCCTCCCCGTCGTGCATGATCGTCGCGAGGCGCGCGCCCTCACGGCCGAAGAGCTGCACCGCGAGTTGCGCGCGGCGCGTCGGGTCTTGGACGGCACCGAGGCCCGAGGCCACGCCGTCCATGAGGTCTCCGAGCTCTCCCACGTTGCCGTTGGCGTCGCGCACGTTGACCCCGAGGGCGCGGAACGCGTCCGCCTGGGCCTTCGAGCCGCGCGCGGCGCCCGCGACGCTCTGTTGGAACCGGGCGAGCGCGGCATCTGCGGCGCCGACGTCAACGCCCGCCTGCGACGCCGCGAAGCGGAGCTCTTGGAGGCTTTCGGTGGTGAGGTCGAGGGCGCGCGCGTTGTCTTCGAGGCGCCCCGCCTCCTCCTCGAAGGCGTCCGCGAATCCCTTGATGGCACCGAGGACTTGAGAGCCCGCGAGGACCGCGGCGAAGTCTTTCACCTGACCCGCAACGCCCTCCACCTGGTGAGCGCCGCGCTCGAGCGCGGAGCCCTCCCACGCGATTCCGAACTCCGCGAAAATCTGTCGAAGGGCGCCGCTCATTGATTCTTCTCCCGCGCCCTTTCGAGCGCCTCCGCCTCCGCGTCTTCGAGCGCATCGAGCACGCGGCACGCGTCGAGGACATCACCGAGGCTCCACCGCTCCGAGATGACCGCGAGCCCGTCGGTGTAGCGCCTCGACGTCGCGACCCGATGGAGCGCCCACGGGATGCGCTCGGGGAGGTGGAGGGCTACGCCCCCGACGCGCCGCCGACGGGGAGCGGCTTCGCGCTCGCGAGCATCGCGCCCAAAGGGCCGAGATTGACCTCCAGCGCGAACGCGAGCCACCGCGCGAAGAGGTCGAGGCGCCCCGCGAAGTGCACCTCGAAGACGGAGAGGAGCGTGGGGCGCTTCCCCCCGATGTCCACGCGCGTGTTCTCCGCGAGAGGCTCCCACACGGCGCGGAGCTCGGTCTCCGTCGCGCGCGCGAGGAGGCCCTCCGCGGCGCGTCCGATGATCGCGAGCCCGCGTCCCTTCACGTCCGCCTCCGAGGCGCCCGCGAGAGACGTCACCTCCGCGAGCGTCGGCCCGAGGATGCGCCCGAGGCGGAGCGTCAGGGCGATGCCCTTGGAGCTCGGGAGGGGCGTCACCACGTAGGTCACACCCTCGATGTCGCGCGACTCCGGCTCACGCATTGGGGTTGCCCTCGATGTTCCAGGTGCAGTTGGCGAGGAGGAGGGTCCACTCGACGATGGACACCTCACCGCCGCGGCTCACCTTCGGGATGCCCTCGACGCACGCGGACTCCGCCTCCACCACGAGGCCGCCCGAGCGGTCGAGTACCTGAAACGCGCCGATGCCGCCGCCGTTGGGGGCCGCGATGTCGAGGGCGCGGAGGGCGTTCAGGGTGTTGTTGCCCTCCGACGTGTGCATCACGCGCACGACGGCCTTCCCGGTCTTCGAGCCGGACTTGTAGACGCGCGCCGCTTCGCCGTCGATGCCTTGCTTGAGTTCGAAGTCGGGGCCGCTCGGTTCGACGGACACGAAGTCTCCGTCCGGCGCGAGGCCGCTCTTGACGAGGAGCCCGCCCACCGAAACGTCCACGCTGTTGGGGTCATAGGTCTTCACGGTGCTGGTCCTCTCAGGGCGTGGCGACGCCGGTCACGGTCATGGAGTGGATGGCGCCCGCGAGTCGCATGGACCACGAGACGCCGGGGAGCGTGCGCGCGGCGCGGTCCTCGGCGCTCACGTCGGCCACCTTCGGGACGTCGATGGTGGGCGCCGCGGCCGGGTCGTATCCGCCGTCGCGCTGGCCTTCCTTGATGGTCGCCGCGATCTCGGCGCGCACCGCGGAGATGCCCGCGTCGGTGTAGGGGAGCTTCTGGCCCGCGAGCTGGAGGGCGTAGAGGCGCTCGCGCAGCGTCGCGCGTTGCTTGTCGAGGAAGCGCACCACGTCGGCCCACTCGCCCGCCGCGACCTTGCCACCGTAGGTGACGGCCACGCCCGCGAGGGTCTGATACCAGGTGACGTTCTTCCCCTCGAGGGCGGTGGTCTGCGCGTCGGTCAGGGCGTAGGCGCTCACGGTCGCGAGCGTCTTGAAGGCCCACGTGTCGGAGCCGGGCGTCGCGGGGAGGCGCGACCCGAGCATCGCCGCTGCGATCCACGAATCCGACGTGGCGATCTTCGGGTGGTAGAGCACGAAGGTGCGCCCGTAGCTCGCGTCCTTGAGCGTGCTCGCGATGTCGTCGGAGACCTCCGCGTCGAGGACGCCAGCGTCCGTGGTCTGCACCACGAGGAGCTTCCCGTTCGCTTCGGTCCATGCCGCCGCGGCTTCGATCTCCGCCGCGCCCTGCGAGTCGAGCGCCACGCCGTAGAAGTCGGGGTCCGCCTCGAAGCACGCCGCGAGGTCCGCCTCCACGCCGGGGTCCGTGGTCACCACCTCGGGCGACAGGTTGGAGGTCACCATCTCGAAGCTGTGGAGCTGGCCCTCGATGGAGGTGCAGGCCACGTGCGTGGTGCTCGAACCGTCCGCGGTGACGGGCGCGCGAACGCCCATCGTGAACGTCCCGCCCGTGCCGCTCTGCGCGGGAATCGCGACCGACACCACGCGCTTGAAGTGCTCGGTGCCGTTGACCGTGGAGCCGCCGCCGTTGGGCACGGCGAAGGTCTCGGTGATCGTCGCGCCGTCCACGTCGCGGCCGGTGACGGTGATCGTGGTCGCGTCCCAATCCGCGTGGGAGGAGAAGGCGAACGAGAGCATCCGCGCGACGGCCATCGAGGCGCCGCCCGTCACGCCGTCGAGGCTCGCGCCCGTGAGCGTCTGCGTCCCCGCCGTGCTCGCGCCCGTGGCGATGATCGCATCGGCGTCCGCGAGGCCGTTGATGGCCGCGGCGAGCGCGGTGCACACCTCCGCGACCGAGGGCGTTCCGTCTGCCGTACACGGCGCTTCGAGCCCGGCCACCTTCACGGCGAAGAGCTCGCTCGCGACGGGCGTCGAGGGGGTGAGGTTCACCACCTGCGTGAAGGCGTTGCCGCGGCGCCCGATCTTCACCGAGCCGGAGCGGGGGTTCTGCGCGAACGCCGCCGCCGCCATCTTGTACGCCGGGTCGCGCGTTTTGAACCCGTCCGAGACCATGCCCGCGAGCGAGGAGTACGACCGCACCCGCGCGGCGTAGAGGCTGTGGTGAGCGAGGAGGAGGGCGGTCCCGAAGCCCGCGCGCGAAGGGGTGCGCGACGTCGAGGAAACCGAGACGTTGAAGATGCTTTCGATGCTCATGGTGCATCACCCGAGGGCTGGAGGGACGAAGGGGTAACGGTGGTGCCGTCGGGGCGCGTGACGCTGGCCGTCACCTCCACCGCGGCGATGTAGGAGGTGCGTGCGGCCTCATCCTCCTCCGAGTGCGCGCCGTTGAAGGCCACCTCGAAGAGGCTCCGCGGCATCCATCGGCCGTCCACGCGGTGGTCCGCGGTGGTCACGTCCGAGACGCGCACGAAGGCGAGGGCCACGGCGGAGAGCGCGGTGCGGGAGGAGGGCCACGCGAAGCGCGCGCGGGCTCGCTCCGCGACGTATCGCGCGGTGTAGCCCGGACGCTGGTCCAGCGTCTCAACGGCCACCTGGAGGCGGAGGGCGCGCGGGCCCGAGACGGTGACGCGCATCTCTTGGAGCGGGTCCGCGTTGGCCGTGTAGCTCCATCGCTCCTCGTCGGAGGCGTTGCCCACGTTGCCCGTCGAGACCCACGAGAGGAGCACGGCCACGCCGTTGTTGCGCACGCGCGGGGCGTTCTCGAACTGGACGCAGGCCGCGTCCGACCCCGTGAGCCCGAGGAGCGAGGCCACGAGGGTGCAGAGGGCGGGCTCGATGGTCGCGAAGTCCATCACCCCTCCCGGTACACGCGAAACGTGATCGCGGCCTTGAGCTGGCCCGTGTCCACGAGAGGCTTCGAGGAGCCCTTGCGCTCGATGGTCTCGGGCGCCAGCTCGGGCGCGATGCCATCCGCGATGCGGTTCTGACACATGGCCGCGACCTTCGCCCCGAGGCGCTCAAGGGCCACGTCCTCCTCCACGTCACCGCGGAGGATCTGCACCGAGAGGGCGCGCTGGAGGTCGCGAATCTCCGCCTCGCGAGCGTCCACGGTCGCGCGAATGAACGATCGCTGCGGGACGTGCCCCGCGCCGAACTCATGGACCGCGGCCACCTCGAGAAGCGTCATCGGCCCTTCGCCGTCCTCGGTGCGCTTCGCGGCGTCATCGAGGACACCCACGCGCACCCGAGCGCCGCGTTGCGCTTCGAGGCGGGCGAGGAGGGCACGCGCGCCGTTGTCGCGGTCGGTGATGGTGTTCACAGGCCCCACGCTCCTACGCACCACGCGCCACCCGCGCGCGAGCGCATGAGGCGGAGGAGCGAGGCGCCGTAGGTGGTGCGCCCGAGGTCTGCGGTTGCGGAGGAGGGGGAGGAGGGCGCGCTCCCGCCGTCGAGGCGAGAGGCGGCGCCCTGCGGTGAAATCTGGAGGAGGTGGCACGCGAGGAGGGTCACCGCGTCGTCGTGCGTGGTGCCGTAGACGGCCACGTCACACGAGCGCGCGGCCTCCGCGATGGCCGCGTCCACGATCGTATCCGAGGTCGGAGCGAACTCCGTCCAGCGGGCCTTGAGCGTGGCCGCGGTCACCGTCACGGGTCATCCCTCCGAGGGGGCGGGGTCGGGCTTCTTGGCGGGCTTCTTGGTCGCCGCGGCTTCGAGCTCCGCGACACGCGCCTCGAGCTCGCGGATACGCGCGCCTCGACGTTCGATCTCTTCGAGCATCGAGAGGCCCTCTTCGGGCGTGAGCGCGCGGCGGAGACCGCCCGAGGACGGCCCGCCGTCGAGGACTTCGAGGAGGCCCGCTTCGACCAGCTTGCGGACGGCGCCCGAGTCGGGGAGGTCGCCCTCCGCGCCGGGCGCGATGTCGTCCACGGCGGACGTGTGGAGGTTGCGGACGCGCATCTCAGCACCCGTCCATGTAGCGGTACGCGCCGGGGTAGCGAACCACGACGCCGCCGAAGCGCTGGTGGAGGGGGACCTTGTACGTGGTCCCCGAGGTCTGCGGCGCGAAGCTCTCGAAGACCACGGGGGCGAGGGCCTCCGCGTTCTCGGGGCTCACCTCACCGCAGATGATGCGCGGCACCGAGGCGGCGCCCGCCGTCTCGAGGTACGGCCATGGGCGGAAGTCGATCTCCGGGTGTTCCTCGCGCAGGAAGCGGAGGACGGTGATCCCGGTGTTGCTGAAACGCAGGGTCTTGATGATGACCCAGAGCGTGGGCGGGAACAGCACCTGGTTGGGCGTGTGAATGCCCTTCGAGCCGCTGAACACCGCGTTGATGAGCTTCGCGCAGTCGGCATACACCTGGTCTGCGGTGGCGCTCGACCACGTACCGGTGATGGGCGTCACGAGGCTCACGCTCGCGTTGTTCGCGATGCCCGTCATGCCCACTTCGCTGTCGCCGGTGCAGATGATCTGCTCCTGGTTCAGCGCGAAGACCTTGCGGGCGCCGTTGGTCTTCACCGTGTCGATGCCGAAGCCCGCCATGGTGAAGCGGCGGAGCTCCTGCACGGTCCACGAGATGGACGCGTGGTAGGAGAACAGGCCCTGCGTGTCCGAGGCGCCCGCGACGGTGATGTCCGGCGAATCGGTGCTCTGCGCGCTCGCGCGGCGCGGGCGTCCGCTGAGGTCCATCGACTGGTAGGTGTAGTTATCCGCGCCCGGGTCGATACCCGTCTTGTGGGGCACCACCTCGGTGGCGATCATGCCGGGGAACTTCACCTCATACAGCTTCGAGTCGAGCTCTTCGAGCTGTCGCGCGAGGAGGAGGACGCCCGTCGCGTTGAGGCGGATCGAACGGGGCGCCGAGGAGTTGAGACGCTCCGCGATGGCGCCGAACTCCTCGAGCCGTTCGTCCAGCGAACGCGCGTCGAGCGGGGCTCCCTCGGGGGCCGCGTTGGTGCGCGTGAAGCGGTCGGAGAAGATGTCCGCGCCCTGCTCTTCGAGGGGCTTGCGCGAGGCGGGCTTGTGGCTGCTCATGGTCGTTGTCCTCACGGGAGGTTCAGCTCCACGAGCGCGAGGCCCGCGGCGGCGGTGGTGGTGGCCCATCGAGCGCCCTGGAGGAGCGCGCAGTCGGTGGAGTCGGGGGTGCCGCGGAGCGCGCCGACGTACTCGCCGTCGCCCGCGGTCATGCGCACGTACACGGGTCCGCCTTCGGACACGGCGTCTTCGGCGCTCACCCAGACGCGGCCCTGACGGACCAGCGAAGCCATCTCACCGGCGCTGTAGGTGAGCGAGGAGCGGGCGGGCGAGAACGCCACGACACCCGCCGCGGCGGCGTTGATGGGTCCGAGCGCGTCACCCGTCCCGAGGGTGAAGGTCCCGCCCGTCCCCGTCTGCGCGGGGATGTAGAGCGAGGTCACCGACGTGAAGAGGTTCGCGCTCGTGACGGTCGCGTTGCCGTTGTTCGGGATGGTGAGGTTCTCGACGATCGTCTCCCCGTTGACGCCCTTGCCGGTGAGAACCGCCGTGGTGGCGTCCCAGTCCGTCGAGGAGGAGAGGACCAGCGCGACGGTGCGCGCCTGACGGAGTGTGCCGGTGCCGGTCGCGCCGTTGAGGGCCGCGCCGCTGATGGTCTGCGGCGTCGCGGCGGAGGCCCCGCCCGTCGCCACGAAGGCCGTCGGGCTCGACGCCACGGGCGCGAGGTGGCGCACCGTCGAGGCGCCCGAGGTGAAGCACGCGAGGAGGCCCGTGGTCAGGGCCGCCGCGGCGATGCGCGAGATGATGTTGCGAGCCTCGAAGTTCTGGTCCACCTGACCGGGGACCGCGAGCTGAGGCAGGAGCGAGTAGCTGCTCTGGACGACCATGTTCAGCGGTCCCCCTTCGTGTCGGTGTTGCGGTTGGAGCGATCCCACGCCTTCGACGCCGCCTGTTGCGAGCGCTCGAAGGGCGAGAGGGCGGGCGTCTGCGAGGTGTTGGCGTTGACGCGGGGCGCGATCGTCTCGCCGAGGGCGCGAAGGCCCGAGGTGGAGCCGTTGGCGCGCGCCGCGGAGGTGGCCCCGAGAAGGATCCCGTCGAGGTTCGCCATGGGGAGGTCGCGCGCGATCTTCTCGTCGCCGAGGATCTTGGCGGCCACGAGCTCCTTGAGCTCGCGCTCGCTCTTGCCGTTGAGCTTCACGCCGCGCCCGAGCACGTCCGAGACGATGCCCCACAGCGCGAGGCGCTTCTCCGCGATGCTGTTCTTGACGGCCTCGGGGACCATCTCCTCCGTCACGGCGTCGTTGACCTTGCCCGGTTCGGGCTCCGCCTGCTCCGCGGCCTCGAGTTGGGCGATCTTCGCGGTGGCCGCGGTGAGGGCCTGCGTCACCGCCGTGAGCTGTGCCTTGAGACCCGCCAGCTCCTGCGCGTGCTCGGTCTCCGCGTTGGCCTTCGGCGCGGCGCACTGGGGCATCTGCGCGGCCTTCGCTTCGTTCTTTGCGTCGTCTGCCATGGTGTGGCCTTCCTGTGCGCTGTTGGCGCGCACTTCGACTGCCCCACCGTTCAGGCGGAGCGATACTTCTGTCCCCGCGCGCCCTGCACCTTCGGGCAGGAGCGCAACGTGGTTGTAGCGGAGCTCGCGTTGGATCGCGTCGTAACGCGACCCGCGCCACGTCCCCGGCGTCGCTTCGACGCGGCACGTGTACCCGGTGGACACGTCGTGGAGCTCACCCGCGTTGACCTTCTCCACCGCGTCCGCGGCCTGCACCGCGAGCGGGAGGAGGAGGAGGTCACCGTCGCGCGAAGCGTCGCCCGCGGGGTGGCCCACGGAGAGCGTCTGCCACGTCGAGGCGGAGACCATCGAGGGCGGGTGGTCGATGGTCACCGCGGAGCCGCGGAGCGTGTCCGTCGAGGCCGCGGCGAAGACCTCCTCCTCCGGGAGGAGCTCGAACCACTCGCGGCCCGACGCGTCCGAGTAGCGGAGCACACCGACGCGCGCCACCGCTGCGTCCACGAGCACGCCGCCGCCCACAGGGGACGGGCGCACCTTCGAGGTGGCCCCGGCGAAGTTCGTTCGGTGGACGCGATCAGACACGCCCGAAGGGTGCGGGCGCACGCGCGCGCGGATCAACGCGGTGGGTCCACGTAACCGTGGCACGCACCGAGCGCCAGAAAGACCGCGGCCCCGAGAGCAGGGGGGACTCTCAGGGCCGTTGTCTGCGTCGAGGGAGGAGGAGCGACCACCAGAGGAGGCGAGCGGTGTTGATGTAGCGCCGCCTCGTGGCGCCCGTCGAGCGCCGCGCGGCACGTAACCGCGTCACGCCGCGCGAGGCGTCGCAGCAGTGGCGTTGAGCGCGTCGAGGCCGGGGAGGATCGGGTCCGCGGTGCATCTGCATTGGAAGTCCGCGCCGGGCGCGCAGCGTCGCCCGCGCTTCGCGTCCACGACGGGCGGGAGGCTGTACCGCTGGCGCGTGCCGTCGAGGGCCTTGTGTGACGCGCGGACGCGTTCATCAAGCGAGGTCCGCCAGATGTACTCCACGACGCCCGCGGCCTGGTGCCGGGCCTGCGTCACCTGCCCCGCGAGCTTCAACGTCTGGTCCCTCGCGAGGAGCTCCGCACGCGAGCGCGACGCGCCGGTCTCCGCCTCGATGCGGTCCGCGAGGTCCTCCACGCGCGAGCCGGGGGACTCTTCGAGCACGCGGCGCATTCGGTCCACCTTCGCCACCGTCAGGCTCTTGATGAGGTCCGCGTTGTGCTGGCGCCAGAGGGCGCGGAGGATGTTGATGTTCGGGTGCGCGACGTCATCGAGCTTCACCCCGAGGGCCGCGAGCTGGCGCGACCATTCGCGCTCGGTGTGAGCGGCCACGCGCGAGCTCACCACGTCGAGGACTTCGAGCGGGTGTTGAAGCCCGAGGAGGAGGGCGCGCAGGAGTGAGCGGAGGCGCTTCGACGCGACGGCCACGTCGAGCGCGCGAACGATCTCCGAGGGGCCGCCGTC